GATATATGTATAGTATATAGATATAACATTAAATAGATTAGATACGTAGTATCTATCTACCTATTAGATAGTTTAGATACGAAGTATCTACATACCGATTAGATAGATTAGATACCTGTAAGGTATCTATCTACCGATTAGATAAAAATAACTTTATAGAAAATATATAGCTACTATACATACCATAAGGTATGTATAGTAGTTTAATGTTATTTATCTAGTAAAACTATAAGAACTATTTAGCTCTCTTAAAATAGTAGTTATATCATTTCTTACTATAGTTAATCTATTAGGATTAGCTATAAGAGCTTTTATATCAGCTTCTCTATAGTACTTAGTACTACTTACAGTAGCATCATCTAGAAAAGTATCTTCATCTAGAATAGTAGCTTCATCTAGAGGTGGTACAGATATAGTACAAGTTATAGTCTTAATATCAGGATTATACTCTACAGTAAGTTCTATACTATTATGTAATATACTAGTATCAGATTCTTTATAGTAACCATTAAGTATAAAGTAACTAGTACTAGGTTTATCTAATAGATAACTAACTAAACCAGATGCTATAGGATCTACATAGTTTAAATCTACAGTAGAGTAACTAAGATCTACTGTAGTCTTATAGCTTATATCAGATAGATACTCTCCTAGAGTAAATATACTTTCAGTATCTATATACTTATCTTTTATAGAGTTAAAGTAAGGTATATCAGATAGTATATCTATAGTATCAAACTCTAAGCCTAAATCTTCTCTACGTTTATATAGATAAGATTGATCATATGGTAGTATATAACCACCATCTTCATCTCCATGATACTCTGCTAGATCTAATGGATTATTAGTTAACGTAGATATACCTACAGAAGTTGGTGTAGTGCCAACTGTTAACATATGTATAAGCATATTATAGACCTTTTAGGTTACTATCTTCAGTATCTTTAGTATACTCGTCTAGAGTAGCTTCTGCTTTAGCTCTAGATGCTTCATCAGCAGCTAGTAGTTCATCCCATGCAGCTGATACGCGATCTGATGCATCATTAACTAAATCTTCTACTGCTGTTATAGTTTTACCTATACCATCTTTACCTACTTTATAACCTACTGCAAATATAGCAGCTGCAGCAACTGTTTTAAATATGAAATTAAACATAATATTCTCCTTATATGTATATGTACTCTATATGGCGGTATAGAGTAATTAAATAACTTTAAATACTAACTTATACTAATAATGTAAATAGATTAAGTTGTTTATTAAAGTAAACTGTAACTGTACCGTTATCTCTATTAGGATTCTTATTATAGAGCTTGAATATAGATAGTCCTGTAGTATTAACTATATTAGATAGTTTAGTAAACTCAAAGCTACCTATATGGATTTGAAATAAGCCTGGTGTCCTAAAGTTAACTGTCCATGCTCCTTGATAGAATACAATAGGAGTAACATAAGATAACTCGAAAGAGATACCAGTAGTCTCATAGCGCTTTATAAATATAGAGCTATTAGATACTAATGCATTAGCTATAGAAGTAGCTAAGTTATTAAGTTCTTGTTCTACTAGACTATATGTACCGTGCTGGTTAAGTACTTTAACAGCATCGTGGTAATCTTCGTCTATAGCATCTATATTTAGATCTGTATTACCTACATAACGTACTATAGTAGTAAATAATGTAGTAAGTTTAAGATAGATAGCTTCTATAAACTTAGACTGTGTTCTATTAGTAGTAGAGTGTAACATATTAAGAACATCTAGTAGCTCTCCCATAGTAGTAACAGTACTTAGTTTAGATTTAACAGCATCTAGTACTAGATTAAAATCAGTTAGCTCTTGTTCTATCATATCAGAGGTATAGTTAAGTCCATCATAGCAGACATAACCTGTTACTGTATCTAATAGAGAGTAAGCTTGGTATTGATCTAGAGTTAATCTATTTAAGTAATAGAAAGACTCAACTTCATTGCTTCTTAAGAGTGAAGAGCTAGTGTAGTCACTAGCTTTAAAATCTCTAATAGTCATATTTTATATCTCCTTACGTTAAATGTTAATATCAACTGGTTTAGATACTACCTTATAATGGAAAGTATCAACTGTACTACGCATAATGATTATAGTTACCATAGTATCTGTATTGAATATAGTTAATCTAGTATAATTACCTTTTTCTGGTAATAAACTATCTAAACTATTAAACAAAGAACTGTAACTATAACGATGTAGTTTACCTATAGCATTAGATAGATAGAACTCTGTATCCATAACTTCTGGAGAATATAATAAGATACCATCTGTCTTATATTCATAACCATAAGCAGTAACACCTAGTTTATCATTGTTAACTACTTTAGTATTATTAGCAACCTCAGCAGCTTGATTATAGAGCTCTTTAAGAGCATTATCTATAAGTACTCTATCTGCTATAACATCTATACATTTGTCTACAGCTGCTAATATATCTTTATAGTCTAGTAATATAGTATCTATATCACCTTGTGCTGTCTTAGGGTTAAGAGATAAGTATAACCTAGCTAGATCTGTTAAGTTACTATAGATATGTTGTAGATCTACTTTACTATCTACTTTACTAGTAGGTACTGTATAGAGATTCTTAACAGTATAAGCTACTCTAGTTAGTACATTACGTTGTATAGTATCAGATTCATTTGTACTAGTTAATATAGAGCGTACTATATTAGGTAATACAGCATTATACTCTCTAGTAGAATCTGTAGCTGGTAAGATAGGATACGTATCTTCTTCTCTACCTGTAGGATTACTTACTTCAGAGTTATAAGTAACACCTTTAGCTGCTAGATAAGGTATAGCTTTCTTAACTTGTCTTACTGGTTCTGGTTGTACCTGTACAGTTTGTATATTCTGTACTTGTTGTACTGGTACTGGTGTGGAGTTAGCTTGTATAGTATTAGAGTTACTATACTTAGATACTCCAGCATCAGCATTCATAGCAGTAGTGTTATAGTTATAGTTGTTATTACTATATCCCATCATAGGTTGTTGTACCATAGGTTGCTGTACTACCATAGGCTGTACAGCTCCATATACATTATTACCCATATTTGTATACATCATATTGTTATTTCCTCCTAATATCTCTTTTATCATATTGTCAGCTTGTTGTATAGCTCCATCTAGGTATATATTTACATTATTACTATATGCAATACCTAATGCTGTATTATACTTACTAGATGCTAATGTATTAAGTATACTAGCTGCTGAAGCTCTAATACCATTTTTCATAAACAGATCTATATAGTTATATATAACTAAGTTTACTATTAGCTTAATAGATAGATCTGCTAAGGCGGGAGATCTATCTCCCTGCCTTAGCATGTTATTTAAATTGTATTCTATATTATTCGTACTAGCTATGATACTACTCAGCCTCTGATTCAGCAGCATCATCTGTTGTTGATTCAACATCATCGTCCTCTCTTTCTTCATTATTTAAATCTTCTAGCATATCATCATTAAGAGCTTTAAGTTCTTCTGGTACATTATCAGCATCTGTTACTCCACGTAGAGCATGATCTAGTTTCTCTATAGAAGCTTTAAGATGATCTGGTATGATAATATGCCCAGTAGCTTCATCCCATTGGCCCCAAGGATTAGCACGTAGGCTTGGAGATGGCGCTGCTTTGATTAGGTATAGTAAACTACCAAAACAGAACATAGGAGCTGTTAGTGTTCTAATATTATCCGGGAATGGAGACTTACCACCTCTATATACACCTTCACCTCTATTTTGATTCTCTAGCTGTGAAGTAGCTTTATAATAGAAGCTATCATTACTAATGTCAGCTTGTGCTAATGCTAAGTTAGGAGTTACTGATTTAGTAAGACTATAGATTATCTTCTCGGATATATTTATATTAAGAACCTTCTTAACTTCTTCTCTAGATGGTGTACCGTTACTAGATTTCTCATTACGCTGGTTAAGTTGCTTAACAGCCTTATTGAATCCTATTATGATAGCATAACATATATAGTAGTTAAGATCTAAGTGTATATGGTTAAGATTTCTATTATACTCTTTAGCGTTATTAACACTAGTATAATAGATCCTTATAATATGCACTAACATGTCCCAGAAGTTATGTATATCTAATCCTATATTAACCAACTTCTCTTCTATTATCTCATCTACATAGCTATTTACAGCTGTAATATGCTCTCTAACATCAGATCTTATCTTATCTACTGTTATACCAGTTTGATACATAGTGCGACCTAATATGTCTCCCCATACTTTCTTCTCAGCTTCTTTAGCTTTCTTATAGAGAAACGCTAAGTTATTATACTCTTGATCAGATTTAGACTTAGGTTTACCATAGGCTATTAGATTCTTCCAAGCTCTCTCTTCAGCATCTATAGCTTTAGCCATATCTTGTTCTATATAGCCATTTATAAGATCAAAGCTAGTTATGATACCACCTATGATATTACTTATAAGACTATCACGATCTATCTCTTTCCTAATAAGAACTTTCATACAGTGTTGTCTATACGCTACACCTTTATCATAGAGTCTAGGTTTTTCACCTACAGTACTAAATATATTGTACTCTGGATATTTATCAGGTGTATATTCGTTATTAGGATCATATCTTACGAATAGATCATCTGGTGTAATATCTGTATACTTAGATAGAGTCTTTCTAAGCCCATATCTACATAGTAGATATAAACCTAATGGAGTCTTAGCATCTTTACGCATCTTATCTTTAGCGCCAGCGTTAAATATAGCTGCATATAGTATCCTAAGTAACTCAGGTTCACTAGCTCCATTTAGTATAACTCTACGTTGCTCTGAAGTAACATTGATCTTATCTCTATGTAGCCTTACGAATATCTTATCTGGTTTAACAGATATAACTAAGTCAGTTACTACTGGCATAACTACATACTTAGTACCACTTATAGTAAATATATTACCAGCTTCTGCATATGGTAAGTATATATACTTAGATAGTCTCATTCCGTTATATTCAAATTGAAACTCTACTAACCTTACATTATTCTTAGCTATATCTGCAGATCTATTACCTGCTTTAGGTAAAGTATCTTCCATAAGCTCTTCTTCTGGAGTACATATTTTATAACCAACATATTTAAAGTCTATACTAGGATCTACTTTAGCCATACTGATTCTAATCATTCTGTCTAGATATTTAGGTATTGCTTTAAATACATCTTTAACTATACCACGGACGAACCTATGGTTCATCTGTGGTGTATGTTCATCAAGTGCTTTTGCAAGTAAACTATCCATTTTATTCCTTTTACGTTAATTTAACTTTCTATTTAATATAGGATTTTTTAAATTTTAAAATCCTTTAGCAAGATTCCATAATGAAACTAAACTAGATAGTCCAGATGCCAGTGATTTAAGCAAATCAGCACCTAGAGAGTTACTCTCTCTAAGTGCTTTAGCTTTATCATTAACGTGTTTAATCTTCTCTAGCTCTATACTATAAACTTGCTTAATAGAACTTGCTATACAATCCTGTATAGCTTTCTGTTGGTCTAGTGTTAATTTAAGACAATCTATATAGCTCTTCTTAAGATCATTCTTAGATTTCTCATACTCAGTATCTGCTCTATGATAATCTGTATCGAATTTCTTAATAGCTATAGTCTTATCATCTAGACCATTACTAATAGCTTCTATAGATTTACTATAGATACCTAACTCTTCTAGTTTACTATCTGTTAATGGATATACTCTCTCTTCGAAACTATTATCAGTACTACCTTTAATAGCTACTACTATAGCAGACCTACCAGTTTTACTCTTACACACTGGTACTGGATGTACACTACCGAATACTTTAGTATAATATGTTCTACCTAGGTATTCAGACTCTGTAGTCTCTATTAAGATACTGAAGCCAGTACTGCTACTAGTTCCAGTATCAAGGTCTATTCTATTTCTATTAACAACATTATAAGGATGGCTAGCGTTAACACTAGGCATCTTATCGTTTAGTACTATAAAAGTATCAGTCTCTTGGTCATAGTAGCTATTTTTCTCTTCTAGCTTACTAAGTGGTATAAACACTATATCTTCAGCTTGTATACCATTAGCTCTTAGTAACTGAGTAGCAGTTCTAGCTCTATTCTCTTCTATGTTATATCTATAACCATTGCAGAAGTGTTTCTCGTAGTTATCTCTAGTCCATGTAGATACTATCAGATTAGGATCTAAACAACCAGCTAATAGATAGTTACTATATTCATAGTTCTTACCAGTTATAAACTTACTTATGATACCTTGGTTACCTAAACTTAACTCTATATTACCTTCTGATAACTTAAAGCTACTAAGTCTTAACTCCTCTTCAGTAGGGTTCTTCTTAATAACAAAGTTACTTACATTACCAGTATAAGACATTAATAGATTATTATAATCTTCTCTAGTTAATATCTTATCTCCAGTAGTAATATTAAGTAACATATCGTCTTTCTTACTATGGCTGTATACTAACTCTTTCCAAAGCTTAATATTAGCCTTATCAGGACTATATTGTAGTTTCTTATTAAGTATACTACTATCTATACCAGAGTTAAATAGGTTACAAGTACCAAAGTTCATACCTAGTTTATATTTCTCTATGAATCTAATATAAGCATCTGCATAACTATCTATATTAGTATCATAACCAGATAGATAGCTATGTACATTAGGTATAACGCCGTTATTGTTTATTAATGGTTTATAGCACTCCATAGGAGTATTACCATTAGCTATAGCAACAGCTTCGTTAAATAGTTTCTCTAGATCTTCCATAGGCTTACCATCATTATCTAAACCAGTATTAGTAAGATTAGGTCTACCGAATACATTTCTAGTAACTATAAATATACCTTTCTCATCTACAGAACCATTAAATAGTGTTTTAATAGCATCTGTAAATTCATACTTAGGATATACCATAGATGGTCTATTACGTCTATCTAATGTATGGAATACATGCTCTTCTGGATTTACATTGGTAAATACATATTTAATAGTATTCCATTTATTAGAATCTATATCACCTTTAAGATCGTTATTAACTATCTTAATATCGAAGAAACTAGCTACATCAGATTCATAACCTGTAGTTATCTTAGCTAGTTTACCATCTTTATTAATAATTTTCATAGACTCTAGTTCACTATCACACTTAGTGCCAGTAGCTATAAGTTCATTAACTTTACTATAATCACCAGTTACATTAGCTTCAGCTTTAGCTCTAACTAAATCTTTATCTACTTTAGCTTTAAGTTCTAATACAGTCTTATAGACAGTATAGTCTTCTTCTGTAAGATCATCTACTACTATAGATTTAAATCCAGAACTAGCAAAGATCTTATTAGCTATACCTCTATAAGTATCGGTACTTACACTATCAAAACCAGTATTAAGAGTTGCTCTTAATACACCTTCGCTATCTCTTAGTCTACTAGATACTAACTTAACAGCTACTGCTAATGAAGCTAACACCATAGTACCTATAATATCGCCAGTATAAGAACCTTTTATAGTATTTTCATAGACTACTTTCTCTACATCTACTTTCTCTACTACTGGTTCTTCTTTATTAGTTTTAACCTCTTCTACTACAGGTAATGGGTTATTAACTATTCTATTCTCAGGAGCTACGTATATAACTCCATTATAACCAGATTCATTAGCTAATCTTCTTACTAATGGATCTTTACTTAATCTAGGATCGTAGATCTTATTCTCTTCTCCTAAAGTAACACCTTCTACTTTAGGTTTACGTAGTGGAGTACCGTTGTCTGTAACTACGGTACCATCCCAATACATCTTAGTATTAAGATCTCTTTCAACATCTTTTATCCCGTACTCCTGTATAGGAGTTTCTACTACATCTGGAAATGGTTCTTGACCTATAGTTACCATTTTAGACTCCTTATATTTTAATACAAGCTAGTAGAATAGATAAAGAATTTAGCTATTATTCTCTATACTTTACTAGCTCTAATAGAAATATTATATATACTTTCTATATAAATAATATCTAATTGAAACTACGCCACTCTGATAGCTTGTTAGGCTATCAGAGTGACTTATGTCTATTTTAACCAACTAGTCTAGTTAACTGGTGGTTAAAAGACTCTAAATAAGGTATAACATTTAACTGTTGCTGTTCTAAAGCTGTATTAGAGTGTTGTTTAGCGGCTACTAAACTATCTATAGCTTTATAAAACTTATTTAGAACTGGGTATGGTAGATTACATTTGTCTATTCGAGTTCTTATAGACTTAATTAAATAATCTACTCTAGATTCAATAGTTCCTACTTCGAACATGTTATCGAATCTTTCAGAAACCATAGTCTTTATCCTCCTTTCATAAACGGAGTAGTACAGATACCTATATGGTATCTGTACTACTCTCTATATAAAGAATATCTAACTATATTTAGATCAAAATGATATAAATAGACTACTAGTAGGATGTTACTCCTACTAGTAGTCTTATAGTGTTATTAGGTTATAGCTTATAGCTAGCTATTAGAAGCTAGTTACAACCTTGTAACCACGAATGCACTTTTTAAGAGTCTCTGTAATACCCTCAATATCGAACTCAGCTACGATTGGTAGTGATGGGATGTAAGAGAATCTTGGCTCAATGTGTAGCTCTTTAACAGTGCTGTTAGCTCTTGTAGTTTGAACTTCACGGTTGAATGGTGGTGTGTATAGACCGAAACCGAAGTTTAGAATATCAGGAGCTGTGTTTCTATCTGGGTTGCTAGGGTTAATAAAGCTAACTATAATTTTCTTATCCATTAGTGGGTTGCAAGTTGTTACAATAACAGCATCAGTATCGTGTGTTAGTGTAAATGTGTTGCTGCTTACGCTAGCATTTACAGATGGTTGTAGTTGTTGACCTAGGTATCTAGCTACATAAGGGTTAGTACCGATTACAACTGTTTTTCTTACGCCTGGAGCTAGTTTCTCAAATACGTTAGTATAGTTAGACTCAAGACCCATTACAGTTACTACGTCTGCAATCTTATTCAATATGCTAGCAGCAATATCTTGGATTCTCTCGTAGCTTCTTAGGCTATCTGTATTCTCATTAACTTTTAGTGTCTCTTTATGGAAGAATGGAACATAAGCAACATCTGCATGTGTTCTAGTTAAAGCTGACTCAAGAGCTTTAGCCTCTTTAAGATCACTTAGGTAGCTTGTAAATCCAACAAGTGTATTTACAGCGTTAACACTCATAAGTGCGCTTACAGCTAGAGATTGTTTTTCAACTGTCTCTGCGATAGCATCGTTATCTTCACCAGTCATGTTGAAGATTGGTTTAAGTACGTTAAATCCACTTCTAAATTCGCAGATGTGTCTATATCTTCTGCTTACAGAGCTTAATAGGATACTTCTCTTTCTGAAGTTGCTATTTGTAACAGCTACATCAAGATCATAACCAACTACTGACATTTTAGCAACAGCTTCTGCGATTTGTTGGCCAACACCAGTTTTAAGATCAGTTACGATAGTACCATCGTCAACTTTCTTAATCTCTAGAATATCAAGTTTAGTAGCGTTAAGTTTGATAGTACCTTTATCTGTTCTTACAGAACCAGTAACAGCAAGCTCAACTTTAACAGCATACTCATCACCAGCTGCTAGTGTAGCACCGAATAGAGCATTGTCAGTGTTCTCTTTATCTTGGAAGTCTTTGCTAGACTTAGTATTAAGAACGAATTCACCGCTGAAGTTAGCAGTAAGCTCTTTGTTCATACCTTCTGCAGGTAGTTGGAAGTGTACTCTTGGTCTATGTGATAGGTCAAGTTTAGCTTGTAGATCTTTTTGAGCAGCATTTTGGAAACCTACGTATAGGTTAGTAAGGCTCATACCACGATCTAGTGCGTCTGTAAAGTCTGTTACGCTACCTTTAGCAAGATCAGCTTTAGTATTAGTTACACCGAAAATATCGATGTTGGCACCCATTCTATATGGAGCTGAGTTGAAAGTTTCACCGTTTACAGTAACGCCAAATTTAGCATCTTGTACTAAGAACTCTTTATCAGGATCATTGTCGATAAATGGTTTAATTTTCAATCTGTTATCGTTAAGTAGTTCATTATCGAAAAGGTGTTTCAAGATTGGTTTTTCGCCAAAGTCTACGTCAATACCTCTTGGAGTAATGTGTCTATACTCTTTTACAAAGTTATCAATATTGATTTTAACTTCGTAGAAAGCATCAGCTGGGTTCATAACGATCAATGGGAAGAATGCTTCTGCAAACTCATCTTGCTTACTAGTAGCAACTGCTAGAGCAATTGTAGTATAGTAAACTGATTGTAGTTGTTGGCCATCGAATGCCTCTAAGTTGACACTTAGATCTTTAAGTGTTGAGTTAAAGTCAAGAGCTGTATCTACAGACTCGAAGTTAAGACCAGCATCTTCTGGTTTAACAGAACCGAATGAACCATTAAGAGCTTTAGTATAAGCAGCTGGGTTAATAGTCATAACAGCAGCTTGAACAGCAGCAGCTTTTTGAACTGGAGTTAGTTCAACACCTCTGTTGCCACCTAGTGACTCTAGGTTAATACCATCTAGTGTAGTCTCGATAGTCTCTTTAAGACTTCTAAAGCTATCTTCAGCAACACGTCTATCTTGGCTAGATAGAGACTCTGAGTTGAAGCTGAAGTCAGCTACTGAGTTACGATCTAGAGATTTATATACTTTTTCAGATGCCATCATAGCATCGAAAATACCTTTAATTTGAGTTTTATTCATACTCATATGGGTTCCTTTTATGGTTATTTTTTATTATATCCTCGTATGTACAATTCCTTGTTATGCTACAACAATCCTCGTTACTAGTATTACTTTATATCCTAGCTATAGATATAAGTATCTAGTTTTTGCAAATAAACATTAAATAACACACTACTATGTAGTTTGCTAGTACCGAAATGATTCTGATATTCTCTAACTATATCAGAAGTCAACATTTTAGCAAATACAGATTGGTTACTTAAAAGTAAGTTACCGAACCCACTATGCATAACAATAAATAGTATATTGTTAGTGCAGCGTACGTTATAGGGTTTTTCGATATTACTCATTGCAATATCCTGTATATAGCTATCGCTAACTTCTTTATCTATAGTCAAAGACTTTAGAACTGCTTCAGACTCTCTAGCTAACCTAGATAGTTTTACGTTATCCATATCTACATCAGTGTTAACAGGTAATCCTAAATATGTCTTAATATAAGCATCTGTAGTCAGAAGTTTGATAATATCAGACTCTGGTATACCTATATCCTTTAATCCATAAATAATCTTTCTGTTATTAACATCTGTTATAGTCACATTAGGTTGTTTACTTAATAGAACCTCACCATCTGGTTTACTATTATTAAGATCATTTCTAAAATAGAACTCTATATTAGAAAGTATCTTATCAGATACTGGGTTACCTACTACGTAATCTGGTACAAATAGAGTAGTTAAGCCTCTATCGTTAAAATTCTCTTTACCAGTTATAAATTCCATAGTAAAATCTCCTTATACGATTTTAGTATTACATTCTATAGTATAACCTATAGAATATAAACTCCTATAGATAGATACTAAAAAAATCAGAAATCTTGAATAGTACTATATCTGTGTATCTTTTTTAAAAGATACACTATACTTAGATGTATCAAATTGTAAAATATTGTAAATAATGAAAAGAACAAGGAAAGTGTTATGAATAGAATAGATATTCTTATAACGTGTGTTATATTATTGTTTAGAGAACGAGAGATAACTAAAGACGGAACTTATGATAGTAGAAACTTAGTAAAGTCTATACTTAATGTTACTAAACCTAAACGTAGAGATATGCTAGAAGGAGATCTTAGTAATCCAGATACATTACTTATAGATCTACTTAACAGAATGATAGCTAATCCAGAAGCCTATGACGATAAAGGTAATCTACTAGCAGAGCTTAAAGTTATCTTTAAGACTAATCAACTGTACTACGATACTGCAGCAGATCAACTTAAAACAGAGATGACAGATGGTGGTATGAAACGTTCTGTTAACTCTATGGTTAATAAAGTTATGCAGTATTATAAATCTGCTATGGTTATACAGAAACTAAATACATTAACTTATAACCTTAATACTGGTAATATAAAGAAAACTGTAAGTGATGATGTAATGGATATACTACCAGAGCTAGAGTCACTATGCCAGAAAACAACCACTAAAGACCCAGGTGTACTTAATACTTTACAACTCTCTTCTAAAGATGATATGGATAATATAGTTAATAACCTTAAAGCTACTAAAGAAGAAGGTGGTATACTTAAGACAGGTTGGGTACAACTTAATAGAATGCTACAAGGTAAATTTGCCGCTTAATCTAGAAATAGAGTAAGTTACGAGATGTTTAAAAGCTGGAAACCCCTAAGAGCCCTTACACCTAAATTATAGGTGCGTGAGCAGAAACAAGTTAAGGGATGATAACTAGAGATGAAATAAAAGCGTTATATATTTAACCTTTAATATAGTAACGTTCTCTAGATCGTTAACAATGGGCAATCAGCCTTATTACTATTTTGTTTGTAAACTCGTTTTTAATAACAACTAAAGCGAGGTGCAAATATGAAAATTAAATCTGATAATAAAATTAATTCTAAAGAGTCTAAACCAGAAAAAGAAATATGGAAACAAATACGACAAAAGCCTGGGTACTCAATATCTAATTTAGGTAATGTACGTAATGACGCTACTGGACATATTAAAGCTACTAACCTAGATAGATATGGGTACCCTAGAGTTACATTATATGCAGCTGGTACTAAACCTTACAGTGCGACAATACATAGGTTAATTATGACAAATTTTTACCACGAGTCTGAGTGGAGCGAGTGTGTTAACCATATAGATTGTGATAGAACAAATTCTAAATTAAGTAATTTAGAATGGACAACTCTTAAGGGTAATATTCGTCATAGTCGGAAGCTTAATAGATTTCCGATAATAAAAGGCAATGAAGGTGTTAATGCAAAATTAACGACGCAACAGGTTTGTGAAATTGTCGCAGATGAATATAGGACACCTAGTAGTGCTTTAGCTAAGAAATATAATGTAGGTATTAACGCGATTGAACGTATAAGGCAAGGTAAGGCGTATAAAGAACTAACAGGCACTTTTAGAGATATGTACTATCCTGGTATATATAAAGATTTAAATTCGTAATAAGTCAACGACTAGTGCATAGGCACGTAGGGCGCAAGCGCTCCCGAAAGAACATCCATCTTAATACGTAATGGTAAAGATGAAAATATAGTCTAATCGATGGTATCCTAATATTATCCTTTATATAACAAATTGTTATATATCGTCTTATGAAAGTAAGAGCAGCTAACGCGGTTAGTAGTAGCGACACTAATGAATATAAATGGGATTTCGTAAAGGACAAATGGGTACTGTAAACTCTTTACAGCATAATTATAAATCAGGTTTTCTAAAATCTATCTTTATGCAAATAGCAAGATTTAATAAGCCGCAAATGAAAGATCCTAAAAAGAAACCAGCTTTAATATATCTTAGTTTTGAAGATGAAACCGTAGATACGTTAGAGTATATGTATACGTATCTGTATTATAACGAAAATAGAAAGCTACCTGAAAATACAGAAGATGATATTAAAAATCTTACTACAGATCAGATACAAGATTATGTTGTTAAGAGATTAGGTCAGAATGGGTTTGAAAGCATTATAATAAGAGCAGATCCTTCTATGTGGACCTACCAGAGTATCTTTAATATGGTTAATCAGTATGAAGCTAACGGATATGAAATACAATTATTAATTTTAGATTACCTAGCTATCTTACCTACAACAGGTTGCGATAATAGCGGCCCTACTGGTACTGCGTTAAGAGATATGTTTAGAAGAGTAAGAAACTTTGGAAGTTCTAAAGGTATTGCGATCATCTCTGCGCATCAGCTTTCTTCGGAATCTAAAGCTCTAGTAAGAAATGGTATACAAGATTCTATGTTTGTAAAAGAAGTAGCTGGTAAAGGTTATACAGAAGGCTCTAAACAAATAGATCAAGTTATAGATTTTGAGATTTATATCTATAAAGCTAAGATAAATAAGCAATGGCATCTTACTGTATGTAGAGGTAAGCATAGAGGAGTAGGAATAATCGATGATAATTTGTTATACTTTACCTTACCGTTCCCATACAGAGCTCCTATATTAGAGAACATTAACGATGATCATATAGAAGCTAATGCTGAGGATGATACAGGTGATGATCTATTTGAATAACAAATATATCACATTCTTTAAAGAAAGGACTTAACGATTATGACATTAGGTCAACATCAAGAAGCCTTTATGCGAGATGTAAGTAAACTACTTATCTACTTACATCAAAATGGTTATGAAGTACGTGGTGGAGAACTATTAAGGACTCCTGAACAACAAGAAATCTACATGAGAACTGGTAAGTCTAAAACTAATAAGTCTAACCACTTAGTTAAATGTGCTATAGACCTATTTATATTTAAAGATGGTCAATGGCTACAAGATAAAGCATCTCTAGAACCAATTGGTAGATATTGGTGTAGTCTCTGTGAGATTAACCAAGCTGGTATGTTTTATCAATCGTTTATCGATACACCTCATTTTGAGAGGCGCGTACAGCAACCATAGCATAGTAGCAGACATGTGTCTGCTACTATGCTATTTTTAACTTTATATTGGTTTATTAGAAGGAGTGTTAATGAAAGGAACACATAGAAATATAGAAAATACATTCGCACGTAATTTAAAAATACGCCTATATCCTAATAAACACTATATAGAAAAACTGGAAGAATGTTTTAAAGCCCGAACTGTACTATTTAATCATTTAGTAAAATATAACAATAACGTATTTGCAAAAAGACATGCATATGATTACTATTATAATCTACGTAGAGAGTATCTACGTATTAAAGCACTTGATAAATATAGCATTTTAACAAAAGTAGATAGTCATATGCTACGTGAATGTATAGAAGATCTAGATAGAGGATACAAAAACTATGTTAATGGTTTTAAAATAAAGCCTCCGCAGATTACTAACTCTATAAATCCAACTTGCAGATTTGTAGAAGGTGTACATATTAATTATAGTAAAAATAAACTTTATCTTCCTAGGCTAGAAGATAGCTTTTTAAAAGTGTCAACAAGAATGAAAGATAGTAAATATGGTATAAATTTTAAAGGTTTACCTACTAAAAAGTATAGAATAATAAACCTACTACAGTGTACCGTATTTAAAGATCTTATCGGAAGATGGTATGCAACTATAACTGCACGTGTAAAATTACTAAAGCATACTAGCCCAACTGAAAATACTGTTGGAATAGATGTAGGCGTAGAAAGACTAGCAGTTGATTCGGATAGAAATGCTTATAAATTGCTTATAAATAATAAACTAACTGATAAATATAAACGATTCATAAAGCTTTATTTATATTATTTACATTATAAAGAATATGATAAATATTTATACTATAAAAATAGATATAGGAAAATGCATTATAAATTAAATAATATACGTAACGATTTTGTACATAAGCTAAGTAGAATGTATATTAATAAATATAAAACAATAGCTGTTGAGGATATAAATATATTCGATATGGTAAAGTCATTCTGTAGAAAAGTTAGTACTAAATTTAAAACATTTAAGACTACAAAGATTATGAATAAAAAAATATTGGAATCTAGAATGGGAATGTTTATAGCATGTCTAAAATATAAAGCATTGGAGAATGGCAATAAGATAATAACTGTAAATAAAGCCTATACTTCATTGGCCTGTTCTAAATGTGGAAATATAGATAATAAAAATAGGAAAGGTCCTGTTTTTACTTGTACAAAATGTGGTTTTAAAGAGCATTCCGATATAAATGCGGCTTTTAATATTAAACAACTATCTTTAAAGAGGTAACTCTATCTATTGGTGCGATAGATATAAATTTAAAGTCTCTATAAAGATTAATATAGATAGTTTTATATTATGTAATAGGGAGCCAGTTTAACTGGTAGCACATGGGGCATATTTCAACAACCATGAGTATAGTAGCAGACTTAAGTCTGC